GCGGTGCTGGATTCGTTTGCGGATACCGTGCGGTCTAAAGTGGAAATGCATAATGCTGAAGTTGGCGGCGCAGTGGCCCGTGGCGTTAAGTTTCCTTACGATCCAACTATTAAATTGCCAACATTTACGCCAGCTTCGCAATCTGGCGCAAGTTTAATCCCTGGTTCAACACCGGCTGCTGGCGCGTTTAAATATCTTGGTAAAGAAAGCAGCAAATAATGGCTACCAAATACCGTGTTCAAGGCCCAGACGGCGCGGTACACGTCTTTGAAGGCCCAGATGATGCAACGCCCGCGCAAGTAGAAGCGTTTGCAGCTCAAACTTTTGGCGCCGCGCCTACACCGCAACAGCCAAAACCACAAGAATCTAGCGGCATTTTGGGGCCTATTAGAGGCGCAATTGAAGCTGGCGCAGGTTTGGTTACGGGCATGGTAACCGCGCCTATCGTAGAAGGCGCAAAAATCTATGGGACGTTAGCTAGCGGTAAATACGGCACGCCTGAAGGCATTCAAGCAGGCGAAGAATTTGGCCGTCAATTCCAAAGAAAATTTTACCAACCGCGCACTGAAGAAGGCCAACAATATTTACAAGCAATTGGCGAAACTGCGGCAAAAACAGGTATGCAAGGTGTACCTTTACCTATGCTAGCTGATTTGAGTAAAGGTATGGCGACTGCAACCCGCGCGGTACCTTTAACCCAACAAGTTAAAGCAAGTGTTCAAGCACCATTTGAGCCGTTGCTTCAAGGTAGACGTGAGCGTTTGTCCGCAGAGTCTTACGCCAAAGGCCCACAGCTAGATGCGGCTGCTGAAGCCCAGCGATTAAAACTTGTAATTAACCCTACTGAAATAGATAACTCTGTCGGCGCTAGATTTTATTCAGCGGTGGCTGGTCCTCGCGGCCCCGAAGCATTGGCAGCGGCCAATCGCCCTCGCATCAATGAAATCGCAAAAAATGAGTTAGGTATTGACGCGTCTACGCCGTTAACCAGCGCCGCGCCGTTCAGACAAGCGCGCGCTAACTTAGCCGCGCCGTACGAAGAAATTAAAAAATTACCTATTCAGCAAGCTGACGCTGCGATGGTTCAACGGTTGGAAGCTATTCGTAGCGATTTAGAAGTCATTGGCGCAAAAGAATACGCGCCTGCAATTAGTAAAATTGTTGACGACGCAATACAAAAAACGCAAACAGGTTTGACCGGCGAAACGCTGCTTAAAAACATCAGTGTTTTGCGCGAGCGAGCAAAAAAGACATACAACAATAAATCCGCGACTACTGAAGCAATAGACATTGCGGATACAAATCTCAAGATAGCAGCAGAACTGGAGTCAATGATTGACGGCAGCATTACCAACCCAAAGCTGCTTGAACAATACCGCGACGCTCGTCAAAAAATGGCGCGCACATACGCATACGAAAGCGCAACCGACTTTAACACTGGATTTGTTGACCCCACAAAATTGGCGCGGCTTACCGCCAAAGACAACGCGCTTACGGGCGATATAGCATCTATTGGTCGAATTGTTGGCAACAATCCTGAAGCGTTTACGATTGCTCCTCCGTCTAAATTTTTTAGCGCACCGCGTCTTACTAGGTCTGGCGTACCTGGCAGTTTGGGCGCATTAGCAGGGTCGTATCTTGGCACGCCAGGGCTTGTTATAGGTGGCCTAGCGGGTAGCGCGTTAGGTGAGTTTGGCGGCGCGGCGGCGGCTAGGCGTATGGCAAACCCCAACTATCAAGCGGGGTTAACGCTGCAAGATTATCGTATTCCGGTTAACCAATTGGCAGCGGCTGCTGCGCCTATACCGCAAAATCGTGCGGTTGTCCCATTTGACCCCCGCAATGCGCTGGTGCAGCCTACGGACGTTGTGGGGTACGCATCTGACGGCACACCCATTACCGCCGAACAAGCGTTCTCCCGCCCCAATTTTGTGCCTGGGCGTCCTGAAGCGCAAGTTAATGTTGGCACGCAATACGCACCCAACCAATTACCCGCACCCAGCGCCGAAAGCACCTTGGGCACCGTGGCCGCTGAACGCGCCCGCGCTGCTCAAATGTCGCGCACAATGGGCCAGCAGACCGAAGCCCAACAAGCGGCGGCTGAAGCGGCAGCACGCACGCCCACAGGCGGCGGCAGCGTGCTGGAATGGGACCCGATTACCAAGACTTATAAAGTCGGCGGCGAAGGTGTCAAAGGTGCTACACCCGAAATCTTTATGTCTGACACGGGGCGCGATCTCAGTACAGCATCGCAAAAAGTGGCCGCAGGGCAAAACTTTGCGTTGTCCGCGTCTGAAAAAGTTGCGTGGGAAAAAACCAAAGTTGATTTGGCTGCGGCTGCGCCAGAATTAAAAGGTTTGTCTGACAAAGCCATTGCCAACAAGATGATGGACCGAGAGTGGGCCGACAGCGCCATCGCCAAAGCCCGCCAGCAAGCGCAAGCGTTTGATGATATCGCCGCGCGCGCTACAACGGATCAAGCCCGCCGTAGGGCTGAAATAAAACGCGAACAAATGCTGGACGTGTTAAACACTTTAGAAGACCAATTGCGCGCGCCGCGCCCAACATCGTTGGGTGGGCAAGGGCCAAAGACTCGTGCGGCTATTCGTAATAAACTAGCCCCGCAGGACACCGGCAATGAGCAATTCAATTTCCTCTCTGGGCAATAATTTAAAGGTAACCCAATGGCATCTCTATCACCCCCACCAAAGCTGCAATTCTTCGGCTCGGACGGCCTGCCGCTGGTTGGTGGCAAGCTGTACACCTACGCAGCGGGCACCACAACGCCATTGGCGACGTACACAGACTACACCGGCGTTACCCAAAACACCAACCCTGTGATCTTGGACTCCAGCGGCCAGGCTGGCGTATGGCTGCCGGACACCACGACTTACAAGTATGTCCTCAAGACCTCGGCTGATGTGACGCTGTACACGGTGGACTATGTAAGCGTGCCGCTGACATCTAACTCTTTTGCCTCGCCCCCGCCTATCGGTAGCAGCGTCCCTAACGCCGGTACATTCACCACGCTCATTGCCACCGGCCAGGTTACGTTTGCATCTACTGGCGCTGCGGTGATCAACGTGGGCACGACATCAGAGCGGCCAGCCACGCCGCAGACGGGCATGATCCGCTACAACAGCACGATCAGCAAGTACGAGGGCTACGCTGGAACCGCCTGGGGCCAGTTGGGCGGTGGGGCTACGGGCGGTGGTACGGATCAGGTTTTCATTCAGAACGGCCAGACCGTGACAACCGATTACACTATCGCCACAAGCAACAATGCTGGTACGTTTGGGCCAGTTTCAATTGACACTGGCATTACCGTAACTGTTCCTACCGGCTCGGTCTGGTCCATTGTTTAAAGGAATAACATGAGCGCTATAGCAATCACAAGCAGCGGCAGCGGGGCGGGTACGCTCTCCATTACCGCGCCCATTACGGCTACCAACAGAACGCTGACGCTGCCTGATGCAAGTGGTGTTCTGGGTGCTTACCCACAGATTTATTCTGTCACGGCTTCGGTGGCCTCTAGCGCCTTGACGGTGACGCTTAACCCTTGCGCCTTGGACTTTCGTTCTACTCCGCTAACTAGCGGTACGGTTAACACGCGCACAGTAGGTTCGGCGATCTCAATGGTTGTATCTAGTGGCTCTACCTTGGGTACGGTATCAGCACAACAGTCCCGCATTGTTGTCCTAGCCCTTGATAACGCTGGTACGGTTGAGTTGGCGGTAGTCAACATTTCTGGCGGCAACAACCTTGATGAGACAACCCTGATTAGCACCACGGCTGAAGGCGGGGCTGGTGCTGCTGATAGCGCAAACGTTGTGTATTCCACCACAGCGCGTACATCCTTGCCGTTCCGTGTCGTTGGCTACATCGAATCCACGCAGGCTACCGCTGGTACTTGGGCTACTGCACCAAGCACTATCCAAGGCTACGGTGGTCAGGCTCTGGCTGCAATGAGTTCGTTGGGGTATGGGCAAACATTCCAAGATGTATCCGCAAGCCGCGCTGTTGGCACAACGTACTACAACACTACTGGAAAACCCATATTTGTTAATTACGTTTCTAGCGCTTTTGCTAATTGCACATTGATGATTGGCGGCGTTTCTGTTGGCTCTATTACAGCCCCTGTGTCCTTTGTAGTGCCGCCATCACAATCATATTCAATCACAAGCACTACGCTGCAAAAATGGACTGAATTAAGGTAATCATCATGCACTACAAAGCCCCCGACAACTCCTTGCACTTTCTTGATGACGATGCCTACGCGCATCTGCTACCAGAAAGCTCTGTCCAGATCACGGATGAAGAAGCTGAAGCACTACGCCCACAGCCAGCAGAACTTACCTACGCACAGAAACGTGCTGCTGAGTACCCGCCAATGACCGACTACCTTGACGGTGTGGTGAAGGCAGATCAGGCGCAGATTGACAAGTACATAGCTGACTGCCAAGCGGTTAAAGCTAAATATCCAAAGGTGTAGATCATGGCAATTTCGATCAATGGCACAAACGGGCTTATCCAAGCCTACGACTACCAAGTTCTGACCACGGGCTTTAGCTATACCTTTGCGGCTGGTACGCAAGTGCTGGTGATTAACCCCGCTGGTACGCTGGCAACGGGTACGATCACTATGCCTGCTGCCCCTAGCGATGGCATGACGATTACGGTGGAATCCACGCAGCAAGTGACTGCGCTCACCATGTCCGGCAACGGCGGCACGATTGTCGGCGCTGCTGTGCAACTGATCCCCAACCAGCCCCTGTCGTGGGTCTATCGATCAACTGGAACCACTTGGTATCCGTTCTTTGGCGGTGCTGGACGGGCTACTGCGCTGGTTAGCGGTACGTCTCAGGCATCTACTAGCGGTACTTCGGTTTCATTTACCTCCATACCTAGCTGGGTAAAACGTATTACCATAATGTTTAATGGTGTAAGTACAAACTCAACAAATGTTATGCAGCTTCAAATTGGTAGTGGATCAATTGACATAACTGGATATTCTGGATCGTCTGGAACTCGCGGTGGCGAATCTTTTAACAGCACAGGGTTTAACTTAAACAGAGGGCAAACTGCGGCGGTTAATGGTTATGGTATGACTGTATTGACTACTTTAGGATCAAATATCTGGGTGCAATCTGGAACATGGGCAGGTTCTGCAACAGATGCACCTTCTTTTTCTGCTGGCGGTAAAACTTTATCTGGTGCATTAGATCAATTACGCATTATTGCAAGTGCAACTGGTTCGCCATCTGACACCTTCGACGCAGGCTCCATAAACATTCTTTACGAGTAACAGATCATGACCACAACGATTTCTGGAACCGCTGGCGTAACCTTTCCCGCAGGTGGCCTTGGCAACCCAGCCGGTGCGGTGGTGGGTACTACCGACACGCAGACGCTGACGAATAAGACGCTGACTTCAAGCGGTAGCGTTTTGGTGTCTGTTGCAAGTTCTACTTTGGGCTATGCAACGGGTGCTGGCGGTGCGGTAACGCAACTCACCTCGCGCACCGCGGGCGTAACGCTGAACACATCGACAGGCGCTGTCACTATGTTCTCGGCTGCCGGTTCTGCGGTGGCGGCTACTTTCACCGTTACTAACTCTGTGGTGGCTGCTACTGACAACATTATCGTCAATCAGAAATCAGGAACTAACCTGTATGTCTTGCTAGTCACCGCTGTGGCAGCAGGCAGCTTTAACATCACTTTTTACACTACAGGCGGAATTGCAACTGATGCGCCTGTAATCAATTTCTCCGTCATCAAAGGCGTTGCGGCGTAATGAACGCCCCAGAAATTGATCCCGTCAAATATGGAGTCCTTTGGCAGAAGGTGCAGGACTACGAGCGCCGGTTTGACGAGATGAGCGCCAAGATTGACAAGCTGGAGACTAACATTGAGCGCCTAGTTGAACTTGCCAATCAGGGCAAGGGATCGTTCTACGCTGGCATGGTCATGGTGTCCGCTTTTGGTAGCGTGCTGGGGTACATAAGCCATTGGATAGGTAAAAGTTGAAATGGGTTGTTGCTGTTGTATTGATTACCGTACCAGCAAAGTTTGTTTGCGTTAGGTGGTATTGGACGGGCGACGTATTTGAGCGTAAGGTGTACTGCTTAAAGTGGGAGAAGGTGGACAAGTGAATGCTCGATCCGATTTCTATCACGGTGGCGATAGCTACGGCTCAGACCGTAGTGGATCAGATCAAGAAAGCAGTTGCGCTAGGCAAGGATGTAAAGTCTTTGTATGGTCAGTTCAGCAGCTTCTACGCGGCAGCAGATCAGGTTCACGCCGCATCAACCAAAGCGCGTGTAGCGAGTATTCAAAAGAGCAACGCGCAAATAAATGCAGAAGCCTTGAAGATAGCGTTAGCGTCTAAGGCACTAAGAGATGATGAGCGGTACATAAAGGACTTGCTGTTTATGACCGGCAATGCGCCAGTCTGGGAAGAAATGATGGCAGAGCGGGTGCGGATGCACAAGGAACGCTCTGATATGGAAAGGACAATGCTGGAGCAAAAGCAAAAGGACAAAGAAGCTGCGGGTGCGGCCCTAATGAACTTCTTGCTTTTTATCGCCGCCATTGCGATGATTGTGCCTATTGGGGGCTTGGCTTGGGAATTCTTGATTAAAAGGGGTTAGTATGAGTGAGGAAAAAATGCAAAACATGGAGGCTAAAAGTCAACTGATTGAGAAGATCACGTTTGCTTTGCTTCCGCTGTTGTTCTCCTGCGTGGTTTACTTGATGTCGGCATTGTCAAACTTGGCCCATGAAGTTACCATATTAAATAGCAAAATCAGCTTAGTTGTTACCAGCGACAACAAGCAAGCAAGCAACACTGGAGCAGAACTTGCACGGGAAAAGTTACGCCAAGATTTAGAAAAAGAAATCCAGCGCAACCGTGACCAGATTGCAGAGAACAGGATGCACATTGCCATCTTGGAAGAAAAAGTTCCAGTGAGCAAACCCATCAAAACCCTGACAGGAAAGGACTAAATTATGTTTGATTTACTTGGTGGCGGTATCCTTGGCTCCCTGTTAGGAGGCGTGTTTCGCCTAGCACCGGAAGTCCTCAAATGGATGGACAAAAAGAACGAGCGCGACCATGAACTGCTCATGTTTAGCCAGCAGTGCCAGTTGGAGCAGCTACGCGGCAATCAAAAGCTAGCTGAAATCGGGGCGCAGCGCGAGGCTACGGTAGACGCGGGCGTGATGGAGGCGTTTAACTCCGCCGTGGAGCAGCAGACAGAAATGGTCAAAGCTGCTGGCGGTTGGGCTGCAAGCCTGTCCGCATCTGTGCGTCCTGTGGCGACCTACTGGATTTTGCTGCTGTGGAGTTTCGCGCACATCTGGTTTGCCTGGACGGCGTGGGCTGCTGGTGCGCCACCAGAGGCGGTGTTTAAGCTGATTATGTCCGCTGACTTTGCGGCGCTGGTATCTGGCACATTAAACTACTGGTTCCTAGACCGTACCCTGGCCAAGCGTGGGCTATGAAGCTAGACATAGCCGCAGCGCTGTGCAAGCAGTTTGAAGGGTATAGGGGTAAACCCTACCTCTGCCCTGCGGGTGTCGCCACGATTGGTTATGGCAGCACTTATTACGCTGACGGGCGTAAAGTGGCATTGACAGATGCGCCCATGTCCGAGCCGGACGCTGCGGCGCTCTTGCTCCAAGAGTTGCACCATACTTACTTACCTGGCGTCCTGCGCCAGTGCCCCATCTTGCTGACCGACGAGCGCAAGTGCAACGCCATTGTGGACTTTGTGTACAACTTGGGATTGGGTCGGCTTCAGACCAGCACGCTCAAGCGCAAGATCAATGCGTCTGATTGGGACGCCGCCCAAGAGCAGCTAATGCTGTGGACCAAAGGCGGCGGGCGGGTGCTTCCAGGGCTGGTTAAGCGTCGGGCCGCTGAATCTGCCTTATTAGCTGCATAGCGTCCTTCAGATCGCCCCGCAATTGCTCCATAGCGTCTTGCTGGGCCTGTAGGCGTAGGTAAGCATCCAAAGCGAATTTAGCTAGGTTTTCGTTGCTCCAAGCGGCAAAGTTAGGTGTATCGTTCATATTGGTTTTGGTTGGTCGGGCGGCACAGGCACGGCAATGTATACAGCGCGCCACATAGTACCTTTGTAACCTTTGCTTCTAGCGGCCAACTCCCAGCGGTCTATGTACACGTCGGGCATACTAGGCAGCGCTTGGCGCACGGTGTCGCGGTGCAAGCCGGTCAAAGCGCTAATAACGACAATGGTGGTGCCGTCAGGCATCTTTCTAAGCGCCTCACGGATGTCGGTATGTGTTGACTTACGCACCGTTCTTCTCCTGCGGTGGTGTGCAAGTATGGATGTCTTTAGTGCGTTTACCGCAGCGTTCGCAGAAGTTACGTTCCCGTGAAGCTAGTGCTGCTTTCTTGCCATCGTAGTACCCCGATTGATACGCAATTGTTAGTGCATCTCCGTGGTCTTTGTACACCTGTGTGTCATCGTCGTCTTCAGCCATTGTTCTTCTCTTTCAGCTTGGCTTCGCCCCCAAAACCACCGTTACCGTTACGCCAGCCAATCTCAAAATTTAGCCAGCCAATCCCAACCCAAAGTTCTTCGTCAATTCCAATGGCAAGGTAAGGCCATACGACAAAGTGCGGCTGATTTGTTTCAAAATAAATCATGTGTTCTTCTCCTTCAATCTAGCCTCTACCATGTCAATTAAATTGCTTGGTGTGCGGCAGTTGTCATAAAGCCATTGCGCTTCCTCATCCGTCAGCCCAACCCACGGGCGCTGTGGTGGGGCGGCGTAAAGTGGTTTCCATCCAGCGCGGGGAATGCGGCTAAATTCCACCACGCCGAAATCGTTGTGATACCACGCCACAGGCTCCTGCGCTGGCTGTGGTGGGTAGTTGCTGCTGGCTCCATAGTTCACCCTGTCCCGCGCCATAGCGCGTTTTGATTCGTAGCCGGTCATAGCTTCCCCCATACAACATAGGCCAGCAACGTAATACACGCAACCACAATAATCACAGCAACCAAGTCGCTGAATGACCCCAGCGTTTCGTCGTAGGGATTTGGATCGTGTTTGTCTCGTTCCATGTAGGCTTTGTCTACTTCGTTCATTTGTACTCTCCTAAACGGGTCTTCAGACGCTCTATACGGGTCATATTCAAGTCAAGCACAGCCTGGGCGTACTCGACTGCGCCTTCAGCCTCTAGCCGGTCCAGATGGGCCTGCGCTAATTCTTTCGTTATGACCTCGGCTGGGGTCAGTTCGCGGTAGTAGTCTTTAAGAAATTTAAGTATCTTCATGGTAATTTAGCTTCCTTTAGTAGTTCAAGTCTCTCCCGCGCGACGCGCAGGGTGTTGTACCGCTGGTGCAGACGCTCCAGCATCGATACTCTTTTGAGCGACTGGCGCTCGTTGTTCAGCATACCCAGCACTTCCTCTTCGGACAGCGTGGGCAGACGGTCATTTAGACTTCGCCAAGTGTTTTTCAATTCGTGTCTCCAGTTTGGTGATCAAGTTGACGCAGCGGTCATACGCCCGGTAGGTGGCGTTCAACTGGCGCGCGCGGGCCTTGAGTTCGGCCTTGGCCGCTTTGAGTTGTGCTTTCAGTAACATAATTCCTCCATTGCAATATCAGAAATAGCGCGCTTGTCATGCAGCGCCGCCCAGATGCGTTCGTCAACCGTCTTGTTGGTAAGCATCACGTAGCACCACACGTCATGCCGTTGGCCGCTGCGGTGCAGCCGCCCTACGGTTTGTTCATACAGTTCGAGCGACCAGGGCAGGGACAGGAAAACAATCCGGCACCCGCCATGCTGCAAGTTAAGCCCGTGGCCTGCTGATTTTGGGTGGACCAACAGCAACTCAATGGAGCCAGCGTTCCACCGCTCAATAGCACGGTCGTTGTCCAAGGTCTGGGCGTGCGGATAGCGTCGTTTGAGTTCCGCAAGTTCTTCTTGGTAGTTGTATACGATGAGTGTGTTCGCACGCTGGTTCTCCTCCAGTAATTCATGCAGCCGGTCAAACTTGGCGGTGTCAAACCACACTGGCGTTTGCACCGTCATCCACTTGCCAGGTATCTCCGATGGGCTCTGTACGGTGTGGTACACAAACCCGCTGGCAAGCTGCTGCAATTTGCCGGTCACCACAGCCGCGTTGATGGCCGTGATGTCCTCCAGTTTGAAGTCCTTCTTCATGGTCTCATACGGCTTGCGATCGTACAGATCGCAGCGCACTTCTACTGTATGAAGCGGCGGCAGCTTGTCGCTATACTCACCCGCGTCCAAAACAAAAGTGGCAGGCTTTATCACGGCCATGACCTTCTCTAAACTGCCCTTGCGCGGTGCCCACTCACCAAAGTCTGGGTTGATCAGCACAAAGTACTGCTGCTGGAACGCGCCCTTGCTGCGGCCCAACAGGCTCTGGTCCACGATCTTGCACTGGCCGAACACGTCCTCCAAGCCATTGCTGGTGAACGAGCCGGTCAGCCCCCAGCGAATCTCGATGGGTGCGAGGAATTTCAGCAAGTCTTTGAAGCGCTTGCCGCTGGGATTCTTGAGCCGCGTCAGTTCGTCAAACACCACCGCATCAAACTTGCCCGTGGGCAGGTTTTCGTAATTGGTCACCACCACCTGGGCGTCAGACGCAAAGGCCGCAGCCCGCTGCTTGGCCGACCCCACGGCCACGGCCAGCGTCACGCCCGGTGCCCACTTGGGCTGCTCGATGGGCCAGACGCTGGCGGCCACCCGCTTGGGGGCCAGCACGAGGAAGCGCTTGGCGTGGCCGTCCTTGAGCATGGCTTGCATAGCAGTCAACGTGATGGCCGTCTTGCCCGCGCCCACAGGGGCGAGGATCATCGCCCTGTCGCGCTCGTACAGGAAGTCAGCCGCCTCATCTTGATAGGGCCTAAGTTTCAAGATAAGCCTCTATGAGTGCTTGCGCTGCTTGCGGGACGATGGCGTTGCCGTAGGCGCGCAAACGTCCCACTCTGGCGGTAGCCCCATGAGCCAACGGGAATGTGCCGGATTCAACTGGCCGGTATTTTCCGTCTCGGCAGGAGAGCCAATCACAGTTGTCCCAGAAGCCAGTTGCGCTGCTACGTCCAGCGTGTCCGTGCTGATCTTGCCGTCTCTCATACGCCCCCCCCGGTAGCCGCCCTTGTGATCCCGCGTCGATGTCGTCGGCCAACCCACTATCGTTACCACCTCGCGCAAATTGCCCGACACCGTGCGCCCCGGCCTCCCCGGATGGTTTAACCGTTTTTCGTAATCCATTGGCGGCAAGGTATCCATTGTTTGCGGCGTCGGCCAACCTACCCACTTCACCGCATTCGGTAACTCGCGTTTGCCAACGCCCGCTGACCCCCGACTGTCCGACGCGAGTGTCGTCGGCCACGAACCAGAGTCGCTGCCGGATGTGCGGTGCCCCGACGCCCGCAGCAGGGATACCGACCGCCCCGCAGGCGTAATCTTCTCCTTCCAAGTCAGTTTGAACAAGGTCGAGCCAGCCGTGTCTAATTGCTGCTTCAACTTGTTCACCAAAGATAACTGGAGGGCGGCACTCGCGGATGAGATTGAACCAGACGGGCCAGAGATGGCGCTCGTCGGCGGTGCCTTTTTGATTGCCTGCGGCACTGAACGGCTGGCATGGGCAACTACCCGTCCAAACAGGTCTACTGTCAGGCCATCCTGATTGACGTAGCGCATGGCTCCAGACTCCGATACCAGCAAAGAAATGGCATTGGGTGTAGCCTGCAAGATCAAAGGGCTTAACATCTGTAATACTCCGTTCGTCAACAATACCTGGGGCGATATGCCCCGCCGCTATCAAGTTGCGTAGCCACTGCGCGGCATACGGGTCAATTTCGTTGTAGTAGTTCATCAATTTGTTCTTTCGTCCATAGACATACATATTTCTGATTGAGCCGCGCCATATCTGCGGCGAACAGCTTTTGCAATTCTGATAACCTACCGCCCTTGGTCTTGAGTTCCACAAACCAAGTGCTGCCGTCAGGCAGGCAAGCTATCCTGTCCGCTACGCCTTTGCGCCCCGGTGAGGTGAACTTGTATGACACCCCGCCCATACGCTGCACCGCCCAGACAAAATGATTTTCAACTTCTTTTTCTTTCATGTCAAGAAGTTTAGCACAAAAAGTTGTGATATAGTTGTGGCTCACAAACACTAAAGGACTCTAAATGCAGCACTCCAGTATCGTCGGCGGTAGCACCGCCAAGAGGGTAATCAACTGCCCTGGTTCCGTGGCCCTAGTCGCCAAGATGCCGCCCAAGCCCAGTAGCAAATACGCTGACGAGGGCACGCTTCTACACAACGTCATCGCTGAGATCGTGAT